TTCTTTTATAAATATTATCTATTTCAAATTTTAATTTATAATAGATTCTATCACCATTATTTGTTTGACCATATTTAATTACTCTATAATTATTAAGAATTTGCTCACCATCATTTAACGTGTTATCTTTTACTATAACTCTAGAAATATTCTTATAAACATCAAATGTTTGATTGTCATTAGAATCTTTATCTGTAAAATCTATATTACATATATCTATAACAAAATCTCTTAGATTAGCAGGAACTATTATTGGTCTTTCTTCAACTATATTTTCTTCATATGTTTGAAAATTAGTAGAGAAATTATCATATATAAGTTCCATAAATTTATCAAGTTCGTTAAACTTATGAGTTCCATAATTAGTCGTAATATGAACACAACGTTCAACAGGGAAAGAAGCTGTATATCCAAATGCATCATAGTTCTTATTATTCTTTCCTTTGAATCTTACTATTTCATTAGCATTACCGTCATAACCATATATTGTACCATAAGGCATTTTATCATAATCATAATCATAAGGATAAATATCTCTAACTTTCCAATATGTTCCTTTTATATTATTGCATCTATATATTCTAATACGACCATCATAGAAAGGAATATGAAAAGTTATATAATCAATATCTTCTTCACCATCTCTAGTAACCCATACTTGATAATAACCATAATTATGAGTAATAGCACTAGGAGAAGCTCCATTATCATAGAAGTAAAATTTAGTACGCATAGGTACTTTAAAAAAGCTTTTAATTTTTGATAATTCAGCAGCTTCTTTTTCCGTACAAGGTTTATTATCAACAATAAAATTAAAATTCAATTCAGTACTAGGTATAAGATATTCATCATTTTCAGTAATACTAAATACTTTCTCTTTAGTAAAAGCTCGAAGTTTATCTTCATCTTTATTATATATTATTTTGCCTAATGCCGCTTGTCTCTTCCAAGAAGTACCTTCTATTTGTTGTATATCAAAATTTCCAAGATTAAATTGACCGTCAAAAATAAGATTAGGTTCTTCATTAAAAGTATTATCTGCAAGGAACTTAACTAAGTCATAATGTCCTATAATTTTATATGGTTCGATAACATTAAACACAAATCCTGTCATAGTTCCACCAGCAAATAATAATCCACTTTTAGTTCCAACATTAATACTATCTTTATTAGTAGCAACAAAATCATACTTAACTACGCATAATACATTAGGCTTTTTCAAAGCTTCAATAGAAACATCATCTAATTCTAAATCGTCGGCATTTATATCTTTTGGTCTTAGAATATAAAGATTATTTCCTGGAATAGTTTTACCGTCACCTAATTGAAGTTTTTTATTAACAGTGATAATATCTAATCCATCAGGATTATTAGTTACACTAGCAATTTCATTTGTTACAAGATTAATATCTCCTCCGGTTAATGTAATCCAATTATCAGCATTACAAAATTCTTCATCTTCCACTTTATTAGAATTATATATAAAAGTAGCAGCTTTAGCCGTATCGGTTTTTAATTCTGCTTGTACAATATAAGTAACTTGTCGTCCTTTAGTTCTAAGAGCTTTCGGAATTACTTTCATTGTTGTAGCAAAATCTTTATTGAACTCTACATAAATAGCATTATAACTAGCTAATATTTCATCGAGATTTCTATCTCCATTTTCATCAATAATAGCTTGTATATAAGTAATAGGATAGACTGTATACTTTTCTCCTGTAGCTTCATCTATCTTAATTAGTTTTCTTATCTTATCTTTAGATTCCATATTATAATTATATATTATATAAGTTCTTCGTCTTCATAAACTCTATTGAGAGGATTTGGTTCAGCATTATATTGTTTAGCAGTTTCTGGATTCATTTTAAATACTAGTTTATTAGTCGATTTATCTCTACTAACAAAAGCTTCATATTCATTATGTTCACCGACTTTGACTATTATATTAGGTTCTTCCTTTGCTGTTCCCCCGTAGAGGATGTGAAGTTGTCCTTCTATATAATCTATCAATAACTTTGCTTCCTTCTCTCTACCAAGCTTATAACAAGCAATTGCACTATTAAACATAGTAAAACAATCAATAAGTCTCTTATTAGAATCTTTACAACTAGACTTACAATCTTGTAGCATATCAATTCCTAAATCAGCCATAGCTAAAAGTAGTTTATGATATACATAAGCATATTGTGCAGGTATTAAACAATAAAGCCAGTCTATGTCTACTTCTACATTTTCAGCAGCTTCAACATAAACTGGTGTAATACTATTAGGTTTGTCAGTAAAACCGTTCCTAGATTTATTCTGTATAAGTTCTTCTTCCATGATTATGTATTAAGAAGGTTAGTAATATTATCATAAATAACATCAAGATTGGCTATTTGTTTACTATCATATATTTCTATTTTATCATAACAATTAAATAGATACATAGTCATAACATTAATAGCATCTTTATGTTCAGAAGTTACAAATCCATTATCATTAAGTTTAACTTTATTAATACTAGCAGCAATTTGTTTTTCAATAAGACTATCTCGTTGAAGTCTTTTCATTGTTATATCGTTTCGTCCATTCATATCATTTATTAAAACATTTATTATAGACGTAAGTAGAATAATCTTCAATTCTTATAGAAAGTTTAATATCCATAGTATTAATCTTATCTAATGTATTAAGACCATCATTAAATATAATAGATTCTATGTCTTCTATAAGTTCTCGTTTCCATTCTTCTTTCATAGCAGTAGATGGACGTTCATCATTAACTTGATATAATGCTAAAGTACTATATACTTTATAATATTCGTTATTAACAAGATGTGATATATTAGATTTTATAATATCAGTTTTAATATCAATATTATTATTAATAATAGTTTCTTTAGCGTAATCATAAAGAGCTTTATTAAGAGAAGTAAATGAAAGTTCTATTGCTATTCTACATTTCTCTTTATCTTTTTGAATTATCTTAGAAGTTATATTATCAATAAAAGCAACAGTCCTATTTATACTAGATGTTATATGTTCAAGATTAGAAGCAGTTTTTTCTATAAACTTCTCAGTAGTAGATTTCTTAGCATTATCTATATATTTATATACTAGTATAAATACTGCAACAGTTATCAGAGAACTGATACCTTGATTTAGAGCAATCTCTATTAAATCATTCATGGATAGAAACAATAAAAGGTTGCTATCAATATTACATAACATAATACTAATAACAACCTTAAATTTATTTACTTAAATATTTAATAGTGCTTACACTAAAGCATCAAGGATTGTTTTAAGTGTAGCGATTGCAGCAGAATCAGTAGGATAAGCAATCTGAATAATTTGATGAACAACTTCATCACGAGTTTTCATATCTCTAGGTTCTACAAAACGAATGGTATATACTGTAAATCCTGTATCAGTTTTATCGGCTTGTGCCAAAGGATTCAATGGATAAGCAGGATAAAGTCCAGCAAATTCATCATAAGTATATTCAAATCCTGCGTCAGCAGCAGCTTTATTAGCCATATCTTTAATGGCAGCAGCGTCATTAATTGCGGGAAGTCCGGCAGCGGTAGTTATTACAGTAAGACCTTGAAGTTCGTCAGCAAGAACAATCGTATAAGGTTGTCCAGCTTTCTTAGCTGTAATTGTAATTTTACCAGCAGTTGTATCATCAGATACAGCACTAACTCCACTACCAATAGTATTAGCGTTAATATGAGCAGCAATTTTGTCAGCTATATTCTTTACTGTATCATTCTTACCAGCATGAATTGTAGAAGTCCATTTATTACGTTCATTGAACTTAACACCGTTCTTTACAATAATTACTGTATAATCTGAACTAGCTTCTACAGAAGCAATAGTAAAGTTAGCCGAGAATGTACTTGCAGCACTATATTCACTTACACTATAACTCAAATCCTTCTTGTAAAACGGGAAAACAATCTGTCCAAGTTCCGAATTAGGATTTTTCCAAGTAATCATTCCTCTATCTTTAAGACCAGCAGCAGTAGCAGCATTTTTTACAAGAGTTTCAACACCATTGTTTAAATACGAAATACTAACTTGCCCAGCAGCAGTCAAAGGAACTGCGGTAGGATAGGCAGCGTTAGCGGCTAGAATAAAGTTTCTCATAAAGCCTATAAATTTTTAATTAATGATTTAGTTATTGACCTCCGTCAGAACTTTGTTTGGCACCTATACTTTGAAGATAATAATTAACTGCGTCTGTAACTATATCTTTATGTAAATATTCAGGCAAGTCACAATTTACACTGTTATCTGGATTATCTTCATCAAGTATAACCACATTAGGTTTCTTAATATAAGTATAAATAATGTTTCTCGGTTTAGTCGGAGAATCACTTGTTCCTGTGTAAATATCAACAACAAGATTTGCTTTATTACCATTAACCGTTACAACAGGATACCGTTTAGATGGTCTATTACAAATATCGTCAAGCGTATCAAAAAGAGATTCACGTTCTATAAGTCTACAATGTACAGCATCAGTATCAGAATATACACAATCGAATCCGGTATAAAGATAAACATTATTACTATCTATAATAGTAGTATAAGGTTTAAATCTAGTACCATTTCCGACTATATTAGTTTCTTCAACAACACCTTGTGTATAAAGAGTATATAGACCGTTAATCGGACTTACTTTAGCATTATCTCTAGCTACCTTATCGGAAAAGCTCATTCCAACATTCTGATGAAGTATGGAACGAGCTTTCGCATCAATAGTAAAGTTAATGCAAATATCTATGTTTTCAGAGAAGATAGCACGGGTTTGTTGAACACCCATTTGCTGTCCAAGTTCTCTGAACGTTATGTGCATCTCCTCTATTGTCATGTTAGATATACTTTAGTTTATTCTTAAACGCAGCTAATACATTTTCGTTTTCGGGATTCTTAGCCCAAGCAATAGCTTCTTTCATATTAGCACCGATAAATTCTCCATCTTGTGTAGTGATATTCTGATTGAATTGAGAACGTATAAATTCACCACGAGCAATAAGGAGTTCAATAAGAGATTTAATTCTAAGGTCTTTATCTTTAACAATACTGTTAAATTTAATAGGTTCTGTAGCACTAAATTTATCTAATTGATTTTCTTTATCCATTCTTTCTGAAAGAAGTGAATTAACAATAGGTAATCCAGCTACAACACAATATTGAATATATACTGCATCGAACATTTCATCATCTCCGATAACTTCAATATAGTTACGTTTAGCATTGTTAATTTCTTGACGAAGTTTCTGTTGACGTTCTTTATCTTTAGCATCATCTTTCAGATAGAATCTTACAAACGGGTCGCAATTAATAAGCGCAGTATCTTTTGCAACATCTCTATATAAAAGACAATGACGATAAAGAATATAATCAGTAATATTAACGGGACTACCAACAGCATATTGTTCAGACTCAAGATTATTCAAATCATTAATCTTAATAGCAAGAGCAGCTCTAAGGTCTTTAGTAGACTGTTTATTAGCTTTCTTATAAGCCATTTCGATTTCTTCTTCACGAGCCTTAAATGCAAAGTAATCACGTTTATGATTAAATCTGAAAGAACAATCAAAAGTAACTCCAAGTTCATTAACAGGAACTTGTATGTTATTTAAATACTGTTTAAGACGAGTAACAAAATTCTCATTGTTAACAGATATACCAAGCAATTGAGGAAAGTAAGCTTCGACCTCAGCGCGATTAGAAGCAAGAACTTGTGAGCTACGAATAGAACTACCGATATAATCTCTTTTCTTAGGAAGGACTTTATCGTTTGCTTTACGATATAAAGAATAATTCTGTATTAAAGATACAGTAATACTTCTTTTATATGTAAACGGTTTATCTAGTTCTTCTTGCTTTTGTTCTTTACTAGTAAGAACTTTATCAGCTTTAGGTGCTTGGTTATTCTCATCATTCCCTACGGGGGAACTTCCCGTTACTCCGGCAGTATTTGCAGCATTTACAGCTACTTCTACTTTACTACCTCCAGTTGTACCAAAATCCATATTAATTTCTTTTTAATGATTAATTACAATACACACTCTAACATGAACATCTTCGTGGAGTTATCAACTTGCAAACCACGTGTTCCTTTTACTTCAAAACGGCTCATATCAATTTCCGTAGAAATAAAGTTGCTATCAGCTACACCCCATGATGCCGGAACATCAGTCATACCTTTAAGTACTTTAGCCTTGTAGATTTGCCCTTTTTGGCGTACCTGTCGAACGTTCGGGCGTCCCTTGTAGGACGAGAAGTCGATAAAGCAAGCTTGGTGAGAAGGCATTGGATAACCCGTTCTAGGATGGATATATCCGTTCTGTTTTGCGGCTTCTGCAACTGTACCTTTGTCAAAGTACGAACAGTGCTTAGCGGTGATGGTATGACCGTCAACAGTCTTGTATTTACGGAAATAAGCACCGTATTCAAGATTATCTCCATTTCCTTGAATTTCTTTTTCTCCAAGCGGTGTCAAGAATCCATTTTCTTTCGCATCAAGTTTCATAGCTTCGTCGAAATCTTCGAGGAATCCCTTACCACCCATAAGAACGATATTCATTTTACCTGTATCAGTATCACGATTCAATACATCTCCTACAGTTCTCTTAATCTTATTCAGCGTCAAATATTCACCATAAGTATCGTAGTTAGATTCACGGCAAATTTCCAACATACCAGCTGTATGAGGAATAGGTTTACCATTATCACGGTCTTTAAGAGTAATAGTTCCGTCCGGCATACGATTGTATTGAGAAATCCAAAGAGCTTCTTCTCCCATAACTCTCATATGGATATTGAACTGACGCATCTCTTCATTAATCCACAAACGACTCTTACCACCATCTGCACCTTCAAACTCATATTCAGTGATAACATTAGCCAAGTTACCAGCTATTTCTTTACTATGACGATAAATTTCAAGTTGACTTGTCATTTTACCAGGTCCCATAGTATTAGAACGGTTACCTTTAGAATATGATTCAGAAACTGTAGGACGAGTCATTGACCAATACTTACCTTTACTCAACAGTTCGGGGTCTACATAAGCTTCAGGATTAACTCCATCAAGTTTTAGAATATAACCATATCCATAAGCTGATTCTCCTAAGTCTTTCTGAATACGAACAGAAGTCTTACCATCGGGAGCAATCAAACCATGTTGTTCGATAAACCAATGAGTAGAGAAATGAACTTCAAATTCAGTTCCATTAAGTCCTGGTTTAGTAACCGCAATATTGAAGTATGTTACAAAGTCTGTAAACTTCATACGTCCCATAGTCTTCCAAGTCCACTGAATAGTATCAATATCTTTGACACCAAGAGAACCTTGACCTTCTGTCATAAAAGTCAATGGAAAACGGTCATCATCCATTCCATAGTTATATGTAAGAAAACTGTTAATTTCAACAGGTTTCGTCAACTGTAAATTAGCGATAGATTCTTCATTAGAATAACCTCTATCATCATAATTTCCAGTACTAATAACACGCATTTTATACATACACGCAACAAAATTTAGTTATTGATTAATAGCCAAAGTCTGTATTACCTCCCTTTGACTTACTAGAGGTTGGCGGAACTATGCGAGCTGTACGTCTGCTATTATCTTTAGCTATAAGTCGAAGTTTTTTAACTTCTTGGTCTTTAATTGCTAAATTAACTAAGTCAGCATAACTACCACCTGTGAATCGAAGATATGCACGAAGTAGTGAATCGTCTCGTCTTTGTTCGGGAGTCATAGCAGCTAAGTCATTATTATAACGACTATTGCCATTTTCATCTACTTGATAAACGTAATTAAAGAAGTCATTAGGAGTAGCAGCTATTTTCTTTCCATCTCTATTAATAATAATAGTTTCCGGAATCTCATAACCAGCAATCTTACGACCTTTAATTGTTTCTTGAACTTCTGTCCAATAAGCAGTTTCTTCTTGTTGTTGGCGAATAGCAGCTTCTCTAGCTTCTTGTGCTATTTGTTCTTTATAAGCGTTATCTGCATCTACTAGACCTTGAAGTTCTTCTTGTGCAGTAGAGAATAAAATTCCTTTATCTTTAAGATATTGAATATATTCATCTACATTACCGCGTCTATCAAACTCTCTAAAACTTTCACGAATAATAGCTTCTTGTTGTGCTATATTCTTTTCATCAATAGTTATATTACTTCTATCTTTAACTTCTCCAAATCCTTCAAGAGAATTACCATTAGCAACATAATAGTTAAGAACATCTTGTACGATAGGATAAGCTTCAATAAGTCTGTTTACACCAGCTTCTGCAAGCTCATCTTCTCTTTGTTCTATAACAGAATCAATATAAGCAGCAACACCTTCAGGGGTATTGTCAAATTCAACAGGATTACCATCTTCTCCAATAATATCTATACCAAGATGTTCTTTAATAGTATTAATACTCAGTTCTGTATTGTCATTATTGTCGACATCAAAACCTTTAATAAATTCTTGTACATCCTTAGCTTCTTTAAAGATATTACCATCTTTATCAATTAAGTTACCATCTTTATCAACGGTATAACTATCATCTCCTACTTCAATAACCGAACCTTCAACAAGTTCAATATCTCCGTCTTGAGAACCAGTATCTTTATTACCGTCTCCATTACCACCATTATTATCTACTGTACCATTACCTCCATTGTTATTATTATCATCAATGTCTGTAATATTACCATCACCTGTACCAGCAGCATCTTGTTTGCCGGTATCCAAATCTGTTACTGTATCACTAGCACCACTATTTGCAGTAGTTTGACTACTAGTACTTCCATATCCAAAGTCAGGCATATATCTTTATGTTTATTGGTTAATACATGGCAAATATAATTTCTATTTGTTCCACAACTAATACTTGATTCTCTAGTTCGTCTTATACCTATTTAATTTTTATATCTATTTAATTGCTGTTATCCATCTGATTCTAATTTGATTTGATGTTCGACACGCATATAGACCTACAATAGCTGACCGCCAAAGGACAAAAAATCTTATCATGAACAATTCATCGAATCTAATCAAAAAGCCCGTATAGCTCAATTCTGCGCCCCGTAGAGGCTATGATGAAATGTAAATATAAATGAAAAAGCCTGCTACCACCTTCACAGGCAATAACAGGCATAATAACAACCGAATTGCAATCTAATTAAACAACTATATTATTTCTTAGTCTTTAGTTTATCGAATCTATTCTTATTTTCTTTTGCAACTTTAAGTTTAATATCACTATCATACATTTTAGCAGCAATTTCTTTATCTTTGGCTTGAGCTTCAAGATACATCCTTTCTCGTTCCATACCTATCTTTTGTTGCTCAAGATTATTAGAAGCTTCTTGCATACGTTGTTCAGCAGCAGCTTTAGTAGCATCACTAAGACCATTATCAAAGCTCATAATGTTAGCATTAGCTTTAATCATTTCTATTTCACTATCTAGATATTTCTCTAATTCGAGAGTTTGTCTATCTTGTTCACCTTTAGCTGCAATTTTATCAAGTTCATATTGTTGTAACATTTGTGCATTTTGTGCATCAAGTTGTTTCATTTGTTCTTCATGTTCTTGATTTAATTCAGCGAGTTCATCAAGTTGCTTTTTAATTTCCGCAGAGTTTTCTCCTTCAATAGCAGCAGCAGCCATTCTCATATCTCCATTCTGAGCAGCACTAAAAGCCAATTCTCTATATTGTTCAAGTTTCTCTTTCTCACGTCCAGAGAGTTTACATTTAACTACATAATCAGCAAGTATATGAGTATTAACGTCAAGAGACATATAACGAATTTGATTATTATCATCTCGATAAGAAGTATTAAGTCCGTCTATCCAAGCTAATTTAGAATAATCAATATCTCTATTATAATCATGTTCTCGCATAATATCAAACATAAACTCAACAATAACACTACCCATAGACCCACGAGCAATAGCTTCTTCGGTAGTACCTTTACCGGCAGATGTAGCAATCTCTCCATAACGTTGAGGAGTCATATCTACTTGATACATTGCTTTCTGTTCATTAGCTGTAATAAGATTTGTTAGTTGAGTAATATAATCTCTTGTATCTGCATTCAACATACGAATCTGTCCAGCTTTTAACATACCAGCGTCATCAGTATCATCAATATAAAGTACTCCATCAGCAGCCATTTTATATATAGTATCTTCCGGATATTTACCAAGAAGAGAACGAGCAATAAGAAGTACATTAAGTTTGTTTTTAGCTATTGCCATCTCTCTATGATAAGCTACTATATTACCAAATACTTGATAAGGTAATAAAGTACTTATAATACTAAATCTGCCATAACCTGGAATAAGTTCCATCAAACCATTATATGGAAGTTTACCATTACGATTATAAGCGATAGGTCTATATTTATAAGGATAAATAGCTGTATTACGAGTACCTATACGAACTGATTCATATACTTGTGGTTCCCATACCCATTCAATACTAATATCTCCAAACTCAGGATTTAATACATATTTCTCATCAACTATAGTTTCAGTGATAAAACCATTAACTTGAGTTTTAAGAATACCTCGTTTTGCTTCTCCTCTCCACACAACGTGCCATACATCATAAAGACCATTATTCATATCTCTAGCCATAGGACGGTCATCTTGATATTTCTTACGTTCATCTGCTGTAAACTTACCACAAACATCTTTATTATAAGAATAGTATTTATCAAAATTAAGAAGAGCACGTTCTCCAACAGTACCTACTGTATCTCTAGCATAGAAAGTATTAAGAAATTCAATTTGGTCTTTATCTAGATAATCAGCAAATTCATCCATTATTTGTTGATAACTAAGTTTACGACGTTCAGCAAACATATCATAATCTTCTACAAGTAGATTATCATTAGGTACAGGATAAGCATCACGAACACTTACTACACGTTTTATAAGTTTGTTGCCAGCAATTTCAGTATATGTATAAGCTCTACCAAACGATACAAATTCAAAATAAGCTCTAATATAAAGTGCTAAATCATCAGTTAAATCACGAATTACATTAAGAAGTCTTTGTCCTTGAATAGTAATATCGTCAATATAATCTTCATTAAACTTCTTAACAAATTCTTCTATATTAATAGCAGTAGAAGGATTAAATTGTTCAGGTTCGTTACCTTCATTAATAAATTGTTGATAAGCTCTTTCTATTTCTCCCGCTATTGCTTCTTCCGCAAGACCCATAAGTTCTTGATTAAGTTTGGCATCTTTAGCTAAAACAACTTCAGGATTATTAGCACCTACTACAAAATCATGAGGAGCTTTAAGATATTCTCCAACGAATCTCCTAATAACTCCATTCATCATATCATAGTTCCTCATTGTAGCAGGGAAACGTTTATATTTATCTTTAGTAGCATTATAAGGATTAAGAGCTTTACGATAATATTCTTCTGGTATATTACCATGAAGAATATCAAATAGTTCATCTACATCTCCATCTTCTTGAGAGTCTCTAATAGATTGACCTAGAGCTATAACTCCGTCGCAACAATTAGCATACCATTCAGCCTGTTGGCGTTCTTCATAACTAACCCTTTGAGAAGGGAAGTAATTTCTAGGAAAAGGATAATCCATAACTTCTTATTTAATTTAAAACCATTCACGTTCCATTATACTTTGTTGGTCTTCCATATCTTCAACTTTCTTACGAGAAGCCAATTCAATCTTACCTTTAATATCAATACTTTTCCAATATATCCCAATTAATAACATTTCAGATACTCGGTCAAAGTTTCCCATAGAGTTCCATTTCTTAATCTCTAGTATAGCTTGATAATCATATATACGATGAAACATATATACAGATTCACCATTTTCATCTTTACCAATCTCTGTCCAAAGGAACTCTTTAAACAGTCGTAGAGCATCAAGCTTTCTAGTACCTTCTGTTATAATATAACCATAAGTACTACTTGTTTTTTCTTTTATAGTGGCATCCCAAACATAAAGAGGTTCATGTGCTAAATATCTAAGCATTTTCCATTTCTTAAAGTTAGATACAGTTTCACCTCTATTGACTTCCGGTATTCCAGTTCCAACAGCATTATACCATATACATAACATAAGAAATATATAATCGGCTTCTTCTAGTTTCTCAGGACGTCCATAATAAGCGGCACACATTTTAAGTTTATAACCATTACGGTCATTAGGCATTTCCCAAACATGAATACTATTATGAGAATGTTTATCGCTAATTTCATTTTTATCTTTATCAATACCAACAGGGTCATAAGTAACAGCATAAGTTCCAGGTTTAATTTCACGAACACGTTTATCATTAATATAATATTCGTCATATTCGGGAGCAAACCAAACTCTTACACAACCGTGAGGGTCTTCATTACCTTTACGAGGAACTCCTTGAATCCAATCATAAACTTTAGCAGCAGGGTCTTCAGCTTTTATACGAGCATTACTTTTAAATACTACATTACCAGCTTCATTTCTAAATAACTGACCATCTACATAAAATTTATAACTATTATCTACACGAAGTTTTTCTTCCCACATATTAAGTTTCTCTCCAACAAATATGTTTTCACTTGCACTACTAAATGATTCAGCAGGAAATAAAGCTCTTTGTCCTACATACCCAAGATAATCAGAAAATGATTTAGCGTTTTTCTTCTTTTTAGCTCGTCCACGAGCTGCAAGTTTAAGACCTACTTCTATATTACTATTACCCCATTTATCAACTCCTGGCACTCCATCTATAACACCTTCTATACCCCAAGCAAATGATTTAAAGAATCCACATATCTCATTACGGGCATCTTTATCCCATACATTTTCAAAATGCATAAAATTATAAGCAAGAGGATTATAAAAGTTCTGTTCAAATATTTGCATATTAGTAGCGGTAGCAGTTCCCCAAGCAACTAACGTACCAGTAGTAATATCTCCTACTGTCATTGCCGGTTCAGTAACTTTCATAAAATCGTCAAAGTTTTGCATGGTAGACAACTCCTCCACATTAATACCAATAGCGTCTTTACCAATAGCACAGTCAGGGTCATTATTTGCAGATACACTAATAAGTGAACTTTGCCAACTATCTTCTGCTTCAACTCCATTAGGTAATCTATATCCAAGACGAAAGTCTTCAACAGTAGGACTAAATATTCCTCTTCTAAATGGAGTCTTTTCTTCATAAAACTTTAAGTTAGATACAGCAAAGTCTGTTAGTCCTCCTTTCTTAGTAAGATACTTTTTATCAGCAGCTACATTAATAAATACTTTATGTTTTCTAAGATTAACAGCATTACTAGCTCTAGCTGCCATCATATAAGAAAAACCACCACGACGAGTCTTAACAATAATAATATGAAAACCATTATCTTTAGCAAATTGAAGCACATTATGTGTCCAATATTGAGCATCAATAAATTTAGGAAAAGCATATTTCTTTTCAGCAGTAGATACATTCTTACCAATAACTAAAGTACTATCATCAGTAAGCTCCATGCGAGTATAATTAAGATAATTATAATAATCTCCTGTAATATGAATATCTTCTATATGTCCGTATTCATTAAGCCAGCATGGCGCATCAAAACCATTTTTACGTCTATCACATTCTCTTCTACGAAGTTGTCTATGTGGAATACTATCTGGTTTATAATTAGTGTACTTACCTTCTCGTAGATAAGTATCAGCCATCGCTGTAAATAGATTAGTATTAACGAAACGTCCACGTCTAATATTCATAAGAAATCCACCGCTATCTCCTATAAGAAAATTATTATAAGGGTCATAATATCCTGCCTCAGTAGCAGTTTTATATCGACTCTTATCTTCTTCTAAAAATTCACGAAATGGATAAACTTCTTTATTAGCCATATCTTATTTTATCAATAGAGTTAAAACAAGAACGGCGATACTACCAATAGCAGTACCGCCTAATATCTTGTTTCTACGTTTAGTAGAATTAATCTGTTTCTGTAATATCTGGACATTATTATAACATTTACTAAGTTCTACTTTATATAAACTATCTAAAGTATTATACTTAAGTCTTTCAAATTTAATAATAGTATCTTTAGCATTAATAATGTCAGGACAATGTTTATGTTCAATCAACTTAACATTAGCTTTGCGAATTAAGTCGATTCTGACATTTACTATCGTGTCGTTCCCCCGTAGGGGATGTGGAGATTCAGTTTGACACCAGCCGTTCAAACAACTCCAAACTAGCACTGTCATTAAGACTATTAGCTTCTTTAACTTCATCTTCAATAGTATTTTTAATATTAACAATTGTACTATCTTTTTGAGTAATAACTAATTCGATAGAATCAATTCGGACTCTATTAATAACACTATCTACATTTGTTAACCGAGTAAGTTCACTAATACTACTACTTATTTTATTAATTAATCCCACTTCATAAACAGTAATCAACGCTATGATTACTTGTATTATTAATATCTTCTTCATATCTTTATCGAATTAGTTATTGATTATTAGAAACCCGTATTTTAGCATATTACTTAATATCAGCAAGAATGTTCTCAAGTTCTTTTGTCCATTTACCGTCTTGCGGAATATTAACAATTCTTTGAGCACATTTTATAGCAGTACGTTGTCCAGCATTAACATTCATATCGAATAACTGTTCTGCAACTTCTTGACTTTTAAAATTGTCAAGATTAAAGCAGTTCCAATAGTTCTTTTTATATAAGTCTTGAACAGCTTTTTCAAGCTGTGGAGTTTTCTTAGAAATAGCTGCAAAAGTTTTAGGATGATGTTTCTTTAAGTCGTCTAATATTATCCAACCTATCCAATTAGGATTAGCTTTACGAGAAACTCCTTTATAAGTTTCCATGCCAGCATCATCTTTATCATTAACATATCCACCTTCCGCTACTTCTAATTTCTTATAAGCTTTAATAAATTCAGCCATAACCTATTATTTAATAGCATAAAAAGCTACAAAACAAAGACCAAATATAATACCAATAATGTCACAAATCAAATCTTTAGCGGAAAACTCTGTTTTCTTTGTGAACTTATCATATAGTTCTTTTCCAATTCCAACACATAGCACAATTAGTATTGCTAACCATAAGTCCATCAATGGAACTAATACCATAATCAACATCATACACACTAATAAATGAGCCAATCCATCAGCTCCTAAAACGGCAATAGAGTTACTGATTAGCAACTCTATCTTCATAAGGAATTTCTTCATAATTTAATCTCCCCAAATAAAATAATAACCTCGTCTTTGAAATTGTGGTCGTTTAAGACCTTCATTTCTATCGCATACAACTCGTATATCAGTACTAGTAGTTACGATAGATTCAGCAGCCCAATACGCACTGGCATATTCTTTCTTTTCGCCAGATTCAATATGAATACGAATAACTTTTCTAGGACGACGATAATCATCTTTGAAAAATAGTTTCCGTTTGCCATTCATATTTTTGTCGTCTTTAACATTACCATTAAAATCCATAATATCTTATTCATTAAGAACTCTATTAATCCATCCTCTTAAAAATTTTATATTGTTGCCTTTACCTGCTATATCATTATAATAACGAATACGTTCAAGTTTATACTTAGCAACAAATAATTCAGAACTCATTGTACTATCAGTACGAATAATCCTAAGACTATCTTGACATCTACGAAGTTCTTCTTTAAGATAAACAACTTCTTGAATAGTCATAGAATCAGGAGTAGGAACATATACAATTTCTTTTATAGGTAAAGTAGTTTTATCATTAGTACATTCATTAAATACAGCACCAAATATAAATATAATACTAATACCTGCAAATACTTTATAAAATAAATCCTTCATTATAAATCAAGTTTAAATTGTGTATTAACAGCACCAGCTTCAAGCTGCATACGTCTATCATTAAGTATTAGTTCAATTTCTTGTTTTCGATAAGGCATAACATGGAATGTTGTTTTCTCTTTAGGATTCTCTTTAATATGATAAAGACCGTCAGGAAAACGTTTAGGTTGTCCATACTCATTCAATTCAAAATCAGAATCAATATGACAAAGCCACATTCCAACACAAGGAATACCAAGAATAAATTCTACAGCATAAGCATACATACTAAGTTGTAGATTGTATATAGAACCATTACAATTTGGAAGGTTATTAACAGGTGCAAGAAGAGTTTCATCTTTAGTTACCCAATCACTTGTAAGTTGAGCAGGTTTTTGTCTTTTATCTTTTTTGAAATATCCAGACTCAAATTTAAGTCCTCCACGATTAGTTTTCCAATCTCCTATAACCATTCTATCTTCTCTAAGAAGAAGAACGTCAATAGTTCCACTGACTAACCAATCTAAAAGAAACATTCCAATCTCAGCATAAATCTGATAACCAGCATTTGTATATTGTCTGAATACATCATATATTTCGGGATACTTATGTTCGGTTAATTCTTCAAACTCTTCAACATCTAATATCTTATAATTACCAAGTATTGTAGGAATATCCGCAACGGTAATCATTTGTCCATCCGAACGTTCATCTAGATATTGAATAGCTTTCTTAAATTGACTTCCACCCTTTATACCATCTTCCAAACCATTATGAGTATTAGAACCACGTTCACAAGCTTCATCACGAATAGTATCCCATTGTTGTTCTAACTTCTTCTCCGATATTCCCAACTCTTTGGCTTTCTTCTTCAACCAATAAGTCTTATCGAACTTTGGTTGATATTGGTGTAAGATGGTAGTAGTACTAATATAGCTATTTCCTAACGTATCAGTATATTTATGTTGAGGCTCATCAAAAACTAATCGAACATCATTATATCGTTTATCTCGTAGTTCTAACATAATTTTTATATTTATTCTTCGGTCATAGAACTTAATATCGTAACACCTCCACGAGCAGTTTGTTGTTCTTCTTCGTAAAGTAGATTTTCTTTTGCAGTATTAAGAGCTTTCATAATATTAGGTAATTCAGCAGTTTTCTTATTAAGATTATCCATAATACCTATTACAGTATTACTATCTTCAATACTTAATTCTCCATTAAGTTTATCAGTAAGCATTTCATTCATTTTATTAGCAGCTAATACAACATTATGAATACTTCTAAGAAGTGTTTCAACGGCAGCTCCAGCAACAGTTATTTCTGCTTCGTAATAACGTTTAGCAAGTTTCCATACTAATAAATCTGGTTTATAATTAGCAGGTAAATCGAAGTTTTCAATAGCTTTTTTAATAGCTTCATTATCACTAAGTCCTTCTTGTTTACAAGGACCTTTTGGGTCTGCAAGATAATATATAACTCCAACTTCTTTAATATATTGAGATTTATCTTTAGTTTTATCTCTAAGCCAAAGTAATTGAACATCCTTATCTAAAATCTGTCTAATATCCGGAGCTTTAGGCATTCCGGTATCATCAACAGTTAATAGTTTATCTACTCTAATTTTGTTAGCCATTTCCTACATTTTCTTGATAAGCAAGTTCTACATCCCAATCAAAATCAATTGCCGTCCAATATCTTAATACATAAAGATAAACATTAGCATAAGCATCTCCGAATGCTTTCTTCTTCTCCATCCATATCTTCAAATTCTTCTTTCTGAAAGTATTCATTTTCCGTTTATGTATTTCAGCATTCTGTAAGTCTATCTTCTCCTGTCTCATCACCTTCTTACAATACGCTACATAATCTTCACGAGATAGTTGAGAGCGTTTCTCTTTAAACTCTTTATAATGTTTTATAAGAGCCATCTTAATAGGACTTCTACGAATAGTTCCAATATAAGGTAATTGAACACATTTACCAGCAAGTAATTGAGCAGCAGCTTCTTTTTCTAAAGAATCAATAATAGTTTTACATAATATTCTATCGTCATCAACAACAAAATCAATATCATCTAGAATATTATCAACATCTTTATATATTAAAACATAATCATCATCTAGTTCAGAACTCAAAGGTTGTCTCTTAGATTTTGGTACTTTAAATTCCATATCATTATTTATAAGTTAAGAAGCAATAGAAAGTTTATGACGTTTAGGATATGCCGTTCGATTTCGTTCCCCCCTTAGAGGATGTGGATAAAAGCAGTATCATAACTTCTATTGCTCCATCTTTAAAACTAATAGCAGATAATTTTAATTCGCAAGTCTACTTTGTTCTCCATCAGCAGCCATAGGTGCTTTTGGAACTCTAAACGGACATTTGGGAGTAATATCTTTTTTATAACCTCCTGCAATATCATTAACAGGAATCATACGAAAGTCTACAAAGTAACAATCCGGAGCAAGGTCTTTAGCTTTGAAATCAGAACAACTACCATCGTTGAAATAAGCTCCTGTAATAATAGCTCTAGAAAGTTCTTCATCAGAATTGCAATAACGACCAACAGTAGTAGGGTCTAGAACGTTTTGCGGAATATTGATAAGAACAGAGCGTTCAAGATTTGCTGCCGGAACAATAAGTCTATCCATAACTTCGCAACCGTTAGCGTTAGTATCTCCTTCATGAAGTTTTGCAAGAACAGGTATGCACTTAACCATACTTGTTTTATTGTTCTTTACATTGCTAACTACTCCATATAAACGCTCTTTATAAATAAGAGCAACAACAGCGTAATATTGAGGAACTACAATACCTTCAAGAAGTTTCTCCAAATCTTCCTGTTTAATCTCTTCAAATTCGGTCGGTACTAGAATGTCATACGACATTTTGTCACTTTCAATTCTAATCATGTTAGTTATTTATTTGGTTTAACAATAGCATCAAGTCCTAAAGCTCCAATTTTAAGCTTACTAGGTTTAATATCTTGTTTCTGTTTAGTTCGTCGTCCCGAACGATAAACATAATCAATTTCTTGTGATTTATTTGGTTCTTGTTTCATATCAAAAATTCGTTTTGCACAACAGTACGCATTACGTGCGAGATTGGCAAAACAAAACTTGTTTTTAACAGTTTTTTAACATTCGCCTATATGAGTAAGGTACACACGCTCGCACGCACGTATATAAGGTACGTCCACACACGCACGTACACTTATATCGCGCACCCGTACACACGCACGTATAAGATGTTCATATACGCCTGTACCTGCACGTGCACGCCTGTTATTATCTATACGCCCATGTACACGTGCACACGCATACACATACGCACACACGCCTGTACGCACACGCAGGTTATTATTTTAATAATATATTACGTAGTAATATGTTATTATAGATAATTATATATAAGTTCTGATAGATACTGATTCATATTCTATATTACTACGTAATATAGAATATACTGCGGTTCTTGGGTAGTAT